CCTGCTCATCAGGATTATGATCTGACTTGCGAGCAGCGTGTCGGGTATCACCGATCCAACCATCCGATGTGCGGTCACGATCTGGGAACGAGTCATCAATCTGCTCTCTTAACTGGTAAGCAGCTTTAGAAAGTTTTGGCTTCACTTGCCGATTTTCATGCCTTCTGGCAATGGCAATTCGCAATCCCATTTGTCAATCCATTGAGGTGAACCATCTGCATCATCGCGCAAAATAATCTTCATTGTGGTAATTAGATGTGCAATTTCTGTTTCAGGATAAACAGCAATTATTTGATCATAAAGTGACATGTTAAGCCTTTCGAATCAGTGAAGCACTCATATAAGTCGTATAGATATCGTTGTAAATTGTTGTGCCATTTGAGATTGCTTGCCCTTCAATATAATCCGTTGAGCCATTCATTGAAACAATAACTACAGATGGGCTCGCTATAGTTGCTGCGGATTCTGGACCCATAGCAGTAAATACACCATTCTTTGAAATCATTGAACGACTAGCTGTACCACTACCAGCAATGCTTAAGTTTATTTGATAATACCCTGCAACTGTTGGTGTGAATCTATAGGTTGAAGTGCTGTAATTTGAATTGGTATCAAAATCTTCTGAAGTAAATTGAATCGTTGTCCATGTTCCAGTAGAAATTGTCTGCGTAGCAGTACGCTTAACACCAATAGTTGGTCCATCATCGCCACCGCCAGCAGTTGCCCACTTCAATCCTGTTGCAGTTGTTGAATCGGCAGTTAGGACTTGACCATTTGTACCTACTGCAAGACGGGCTGGAGTATCGTTTGCCGTAGCTGAAATTAAATCGCCTTTAGCATCAACGATCGAGTTCTGAATAGCGTTGCTGTCATCCTGTGCCACCCATGAAAAGTCCATGTCTGTATTTGATGCCTTAGCAAGGACTTGACCAGTAGTGCCACCCTTTAGATCGACAAGAGAAGCATCGATAGAATCGCCAAGAGTCTCAATGGCTACTGCGCCATCCTTGACAAGGTCAGTACTGGTTGGTACTGCCCAACCAAAATTAGGGGTTGTTGTTGCCATTAGGTTAGAGCTCCGATCGCTTTAGACCACTGTAGTGTACCATTTACGCCACTCCAGATGGTGTTAGTTGGAATTACTGTTGCCCATGTCGGGGCTATAAGTGAGAAGTCTGTAGGTGAGACATAGATAGTCGCATCAACAAAAGTTGGTGTGGCTCTCATTGAGATGCCCTCTACAAAGCCTGAGAAGTACCCCTCAAACATGTTGAAGGGTAGGTTAGTGATAACTACTGGCTCGCCAAAGAAAAGGTTAATTAGGTCATCTCTAAGGGCATTAGGCATAAGAGGATTGTCAAGTCTAAAAGTAATCTGGTCGAGCTGTGTTCTAGGCACTGAGCGTAGAGCTAGATCGCGCTCGATGATGTCCTCAATGTCTGCCAGAAAGCGGATATTAGAATCAAATGTTCTTTGGTAGCGACCATATGTAGTTATAGAAGCATCGTCTGTGGCTGAGTATGTGCTGCCATAGTCATTGCCATAGCGCACAATCTCGCTGTTACGGATCTTGCCGATCTGTAGGATTGACTTCACACTGGCAGGGGAAGCATAGTTGCCATCTAACTGGGTTGAGCCATTAGCTGCTAAGTAATTACTTCTATGATCCGCATCTGCATATGAGATTCGCCCCTGCTTGTCCTCGTAGAGCGTTCCGAGTGCGCTGTCTGCTATCTGCTGGACTAAAGTCTGAGTGTTTCGATCTGCTGCACTAAGGTTGTCCATCTCGTAGAGACCAGTATCGATCTCACCTAATCCCACATTCTCAGCATTAGCCCATGTAGTAGTCGGATCGTAATTCACCCATTGAAGCGCAGGTGCTACTTCAATCCACTCATTGACTAGCAGTTCTTCTAAAATAATAGCGATCTGCTCGCCATCTAGATTGTGTGCCACAGAATCTGTGTAGATTGCTTTAGGCAGTTTAGCCAGAGCACCGACTGCAAGTATTGTGCCAAGAGTTACATACCCTGATTCCTCTGGACTTCTGACTGAGGTTGAGAAGTCTGAGACTGTGCCACCGAATACAGGCACATAAGTGCCACCGCTATCTTTAAGCTCTAGAGTTAGGGAATCTGTAACATCGATGTCAAAGAGAGCATTGGTTGAGTTGATGATGTCCATGCGGGCATAACCTGCTTGACATTGGCGATCGATATCAATGCGCCCTGTAGTGACATTAACGCCTGTGACATTGGTATAGACATTAGTGCCTACAGTGATGCGCCATTCTGGAAGCCATGTCATACTGCTAGAAGTCCTGTTGCACTGGTACCTCGCTGGTAAGACTGACGGACTACATCTTCCACGGCTCTAGCAATAGCCTCTGGATCACCAATGCCAGCCTGAATTGTAATGTTATAAGCATTAGCAGCCTGTGCTGCATAGCGTGAACCGCTAACCGCACCTGATACACCTGCTCCACCTGCTAGACCCTGCAATAGTGATGAGCGAGCAATGCTTTCTAGATCAATGGTAGAAGCCATCTGACTTGCAGCCGATGCGTTCTCCATGTCTAGCAAGTCTGCAAAAGCATTAGCACGAGCTGTGGCTGCTTCTGCATATTCTAGAATAGCCCCAATAGATCCACCTGCTGTGGAGATAGGAGCAATGTAATCGCCCTTTGTAATGCCAGAGCCTAGAGCTGCGCTTGTCGGTAATGTTGCTTTGGCTTGAGCATTAGCCTCTGCGAGAAGTCTGAGCATCTCTTGGATACTAGCCAAAGCCTTATCTAGATTACTTTGATTGATTAGATCAACAGGCTTAAGAGTTTCAAGAATTGATTTAATGTCTGCAAGTTTTACATTTTGACCAGACAGTGCACTGAAGATTTTTAGATCTTCATTCAGTCTCTTGGTTGCAGCAGTAATGGCTGCTTCATCTTTAGCAGCAATAGCATCTTCTAGATTAGAGATTGACTGCTTGATATTTAAGCGAGCAGTATCATTGGCGATCTGTAGAAGTTGCGCTTGATTGCTTGCCTTGCCTAATTGCTCGGCTTGGTTAGTGAGAGCTGCTGCAACTTGAATCTTATCCATGTCGAAGATTTCTTCGCCCTTGCTGAGAGCAAGGTTAGCCTTATCGATAGCCAGTTTTAATCTTGCTGCCTTTAATGCCTTTATTTCTTCTGCGGTAAGTTTCTTTTTAGCCCCTAAAGTTTTTACGACATATGCAGCTTGAAGTCTGGCTAAATCTGCTAAACCTTGAGCATTGACTCCGCTTTGACCAGCAAGAGAAGCCTGACCCGCAGCGCGTAGCATTTCTAAATAAGTGCCTAGAATTGGAATCATTCCAACATTCAATCCAGAAACCCCGGGCAATGACTTTAACTTTTCTGTAAGTACACCGATTCCACGAATAACATCGGCAATGTAGATCGCAGTATTCTGCATCGCACTTGCCAAGTTATCGACTGAATCTTGATCTCCTAATCCTTTAAGAGCATCAATCAGACTTGTACCAATAATCTCGGAAGCGTTAGCAGCAGCAACGCCTAACTTATCGATTGAGCCTTGAAAAGTGTTAGCAGATTGTGTTGCTGCTCCCTTAAATGTTCCCTCAAGCTGAGAAATAATATCCTCGAACTTGCCAGCCTTAAGATCTGCCTTAGATATGCCTACACCTAATCGAGATAATGCTGCATTGTTGCCCAGGTATGCACGACTTAACGCTCCTGTAACCGATGCTAAATCTTTACCTGTTGCAGCACTTATGTCTAGGGAAAGATTGAGAAGTCTTTGTGCTTCGTTAGTGTTCTGTGTGGCTACCGCTAATGTCTGGTAAGCAGGGCGCAACTTGTCATCAAGGATGCCAAACTCACTTTGTAATCTTTGGATGTACTCCTCAGAAGATGCGGCATCTCGACCAAGTCCAACATTCTTAAGAGCTAGGGCTAATTGCTTCTGTGCTTTCTCATCTTCTGCTGCTGCTTTAACGGCAGCCTTACCAAAGGCAAGAATCTGGGTAGTACCAAAAGCCAGACCAAAAGCACCTGCTAGTTTCTTAACATTCTTAGTGAGTTTATCTGTAGCACTGTCTGCTTGCTTAAAGGCTTTATTGCCTACGAACTCCGCAGCAATATCAATCATTACATTAGCCATGATTTACACCTTTGCTCTCGCGTTTAGTTTGTCAGCTGCGCCCTTAATTGCTGCTAATACTGCTTCTCTCGCCTTGCCATTGTTTTCTTCATAAGCACGAAACAAGGCGCGACCTTCCATCTTCTGATCGCCTTTCATCTGGGAGCTGTATTTACCCTGTTGATTCTGTACGAATCTGCTTTGTGGAGTCTTGCGACCCATAGTCTCGTAGATTGCTCCAGCAGCACTCTTATTGAATACGCGAGCAAGAGATCTAAATCCTCTGCGATTAGGCTTGGAAGGTGTGGTCTTATAACCAATGCCAGATTTTACGATTCGAGCGTTATAAACAGGAAAGCGCGCATCTGAACCCTCGCGGGCTAGCCATCCGCTGAGGACTTGACCATCATCTGGCAGATAGCCCTTAGCAGCCTTTGTAATAGGCTTTAGAGCTGCTGCAACCTCTTTAGGTAAAGCCTTAGCAAGATCAGGACTGAAAGCGCGTAGAGACTTTCTAAGAGCGATTCCGCCCTTTACGCTTGCTGGCATCGCTCACCTCTTTCGCTTCATCCTTAAGCCCTTGCACTAATGCATC